AGCGTTGACCCCGTGGCGACCGGAACTGCGGCGCCGGTAGATGCAATTGCCGAAGATGAGGCGCCCAAGAAGCGGGGCCGGCCTCGTAAGATCGACAAGCTGAAGTCATGATTGTCTTAGACCAGACGATTAGGGCGGAGGCTCTTAGCCAGATGGCTAACGCAATGCGCCGCCTGACTCCGCCGCCGCGCTTGAGCGTGGCCGAGTGGGCTGATGCCGAACGGCGGCTGGATTCCCAGTCTTCGGCTGAGCCCGGTCGGTGGTATACTTCGCGTGCGGAGTACCAGCGCGGCATCATGGACGCCTGCTCCGACCCGTCTGTGCGCGAAGTCGTCGTCATGTGCGGCACGCAGTCCGGCAAGTCTGAGGCGATCCTCAATACCATTGGCTATCACATGCACCATGATCCCTGCCCGATCTTGGTGATGCAGCCGACCGTCGATATGGCGCAGTCTTTCTCGAAGGACCGCGTCACCGCCGGTCTGATCCGTCCAACCCCGGCTCTGCGTGGGCTGGTTAACGATAGTAGGGCCAAAGATGCTAATAATACGACACTTCATAAGGTTTTCGCTGGTGGCGCTCTGTCTCTTGTTGGGGCTAACAGTCCATCTTCCCTTGCTTCTCGTCCTATTCGCGTTGTCCTATGCGACGAAGTTGACCGATACCCTCCTTCGGCAGGTGAAGAAGGTGACCCAATTTCTCTGGCTAAGCGGCGAGCGGCTACGTTTTGGAACCGGAAGATAATTCAGGTATCGACCCCGACCAATCGGGGTGCAAGCCGGATCGAGGACGCATACGAGGAGACAGATAAACGCAAGTTTTATGTCCCTTGCCCGCATTGCGACCATTCTCAGCTTTTGCTCTGGGCCAACGTCAACTGGGAAGACGATAATCCCAAGACGGCGCGCTATCACTGTGCGGAATGCGGTGCCGGCTGGACGGAAAGCGAACGGCACGCGGCTGTCTCGCGCGGGCAATGGGTGGCTACGGCCAAGTTTAACGGCGCCGCCGGCTTTTGGTTCAATGCGCTGTACTCCCCTTGGGTCGATTTGGTCGATACGGTCGAGGAGTTTCTGGCCTGCCGCAAAGACCCAATGCGGCTGAAGACGTTCGTTAACACTATTCTGGCCGAGACTTGGGAAGATCAGGGCGACGGCGTCGATGATTATGCCGTGGCGCAGCGCAAAGAGGATTATGATGGCATCCCGGAGGATGTCGTGCTGCTGACTGCCGGCGTTGACGTACAGGACGACCGCCTCGAAGTCGAAGTGGTCGGTTGGGGCGCCGGGGAGGAAAGCTGGCAGATTGAATACCACGTTCTGTATGGCGATCCGTCATCGCCGCGCCTCTGGGCGCAACTGGATGAGATTATTCTGGCGACCTATGAGCATCCGATTGGCGAGCCTATGCTTATCCGCGCAACTTGCGTGGACTCCGGCGGTCACCACACCCGCGCTGTCTATAACTATGCCAAGACTCGCGCCGGCCACCGGGTGTTTGCCATCAAGGGTGTCGGCGGCGAGGGTAAGCCAATCGTGGGTCGCCCCAGCAAAAACAACGTCGGCAAGGTCCCGCTATACGCCATTGGCGTAGATACGGCCAAGGAACTGCACTATGCCCGGCTAAGAATTGACGAAGTCGGCCCCGGTTACTGCCATTTTCAGGCAAAACGGGATGATGAATACTTCCGGCAGTTGACGGCGGAAAAGCAGGTCATCAAGTATCACAAGGGTTATCCGACCAGAACTTGGGTGAAAACCCGCACCAGAAACGAGGCTCTGGACGTTCGTGTTTACGCGATTGCTGCCTTTCACATATTAAATGTGAATATGGATAGCATTGCTCGCCGCTTTTATGCTAATGTGGAGCGTAGGGCGGAAGTTGCAGCCCCGAAGGAGGTGGCGAAGCCGCATCCACTGGTAGGCCCCAAGCGGGCAAGACCAAAGGGCGGATTTGCGAATAACTGGCGTTGAGGGCTGATGGCTAACCTGTTCGACGAAAGCAATGCTCCAGAGGGCGAACCGCTTAAGATAGTGGTTGGCGACTTCATCCAGTGGAAAAAGACGGCGCTTGCCGAAGCCTATCCGCCTGCCACGCATTCGGCGCAGTATGTGGCCCGGATCACTCAGGGCGGCGCGTCGGAAATTCAATTGCCTGCGATTGAGCGTACTGATTATTACCTGTTTCAGGTTTCGAGCGCCACTTCTGAGCTATTTACACCGGGCTTCTATCACTGGCAGCTTGAGGTTGTCCAAACCGCCACCGGCAATCGCATTGTTGTCGAGCGCGGCGAGTTCGAGGCTATTCCCGACCTCGACAGCAATGGCGCTGACCCCCGCACTCATGCTGAGATCATGCTCGACAAGATCGAGTCGCTGCTTGAGGGCCGCGCCGACAAGGATGTTTCTTCTTATGCAATTCAGGGCCGCTCTATCTCCAAGATGAGCGTTTCTGACTTGCTTCAGTGGCGCGATTACTACCGCAAGGAAGTCCTTAAGGAGCGCCGCGACAACGCCATTGCCTTGGGCAGGCCGACTAAAACGACTGTAAAGGTGCGATTCCTATGAGCGTATGGCGTAATTTGCTTGGGCTGCCTGAAGGGCGGGCGGTGGCCGCGCCTCGCAAGCGCTCATATCACGCTGCCAATGTCGGGCGGCTCTTTGCTGACTTTCTAAGTTCAAACCGCAGCGCCGACAGCGAGCTTCGCAGCGATCTGGTGACGATGCGCAATCGCTCGCGGACCTTGGCGCGTGACGACGTTTATGTTCGCCGTTATCTCAACCTGCTTAAGACCAATGTCGTCGGCGAGAATGGCATTGCGGCGCAGATTAAGGCGCGCAATACTGACGGCAGCCTCGATACCATTGGCAACCAGATCATTGAGCAGGCTTGGGCCGTTTTTAGCCTGAAGGGCAACTTCACGCCGGACGGCAAGCGCAGCCGCGTCGATGTCGAGAAGTATGTCATTGAAACTGTCGCCCGCGACGGCGAAGCCTTCATTCAGGTGGTCAAGAACCGTCGCTTTAAGCATGGGATTGCCTTTCATCCGGTCGAAGCCGACCAGATTGACGAGCAAAAGAACGAGCGCCTGCGGAATGGCACTGAAATTCGCATGGGCATCGAGCTTGACGAATATCAGCGCCCAGTGGCCTACTGGGTGAAGCCCCGTCACCCCGGCGACTATGACTTCGCGGCTGCATATCAGCGCGCGGCTGTGCGAATCCCGGCAGAGAACATGCTGCACATCTATGCGCCAGATCGCGCCGGGCAGACGCGCGGCGAGCCTTGGATGGCGCCGGCGATTAGCCAGTTGAAGATGCTGAACGCGCACCGCGAGGCTGAGCTTGTCGCAGCCCGCATGGCGGCATCTAAGATGGGCTTCTTTGTCTCCGAGAGCGGCGAGGACATGCCCGCCGACGATTACGACAATACGGTGCCGATTATCGACGCAGAGCCCGGCACGTTCCACCAGCTTCCTGCTGGCGTGGACTTCAAGCCGTTTGATCCCAATCACCCGGCGACGGCTTTCTCTGACTTTCAGAAGGGCATCCTGCGCGGCATCGCTTCCGGTCTTGGTGTTTCCTACGCCAGCCTTTCGGGCGATTTGGCCGAAACGTCCTATAGCTCTGTGCGGCAGGGCGCGCTGGAAGAGCGCGACGCCTACAAGATGCTTCAGCGCTTCCTGATCGAGCATTTTGAGGCGCCGGCCTTTGCCATCTGGTTGCAGCATGTCATGGAATTTGGACTTGTCCCCATTCCGGCGACCCGCTTCGACAAGTTCTACAATGCCGCCACCTTCCGGGGCCGTTCATGGCAGTGGGTTGATCCGCAGAAGGAAATTGCGGCTGTTGTGGACGGCATGCACAACGGCATCATGTCGATGAGCGATGTCGCCGGCCAGTTTGGGCGAGACATCGAAGAAACCTTCAGTCAGTGGCAGCGCGACAAGGAGCTTGCCCAGCAATTCGGCCTTGATCTTGCGTTTGGGCCGTTTGGTGGCAATCTTCAGGCTAAGGGCGCGGAAATTTCTCAAGAGGGTAGTGCAAATGTCTGAGTTGAATAAAAGCAACATCTCGGATATAAATGACGACAATGTTGTTGAGGAACGCGCCGTGTCTGAAGAGCTTGAAGAGCGGATGAAGGTCAAGGTTGAGGTCGAGATCGACAGCGATCCCGTAATCGACGTTGAAGAAGACATGGGCGAAGATGGCCCTGAGTATGTTCTGGTTTCTGAAGAAGCCGACCGCAAGAACGTAGTCGAACTTGAGCGTCGCGCCACCGACATGGATATTCGCGGCGTTGACGAAAAGAAGCGCACTGTAAGCATTGC